AAATACAAGCAATAGGCGCACCATTTAAAACAGAATGGTCATCAAATAGTAATAGATTACCTGAAACTTTTTCTTGGACTAAGGAAGAAAGAGAAATAAAGGTTTATATTGATAATGGTATTGTTCGTGGTGCAAATGGTAACAAAAATAATAAGAAGTTTGCATGGTTCTGTGAATCACGAATAGTTCGTTATTCTGTATATGAAGACATAAAGAATAACCTAACAAAATATAAAGAATCTTATCATAAGATATTTACCTGTGATGAAGAATTATTATCTCTTGATAGGGATTTATTTGTGTTTGCGTTTTCTGGTAGTAATCTTCCTTGGACACCACTAGATGAATATAGTTTAAATAATAAAACTAAATTAGTATCTTTGCTTGCTTCCCCAAATACGAGCACTGAAGGTCATAAGAACAGAATAAGAATGGCAGAAAAATTTAAGGATTCTGTAGATCTATATGGTGGTATATTTGGTAGTAAGAAGATAGGTGTAAATGATGGTGAACATTATCATCATAAGAAGAAAACAGAAGCACTAAAAGATTATATGTTTAGTATAACAATTGAAAATTGCAAATATAATACTTATTTTACAGAAAAGGTAACAGATTGTTTTGCAAACGGTACTATACCAATTTATTACGGAACAGAAAAAATATCTGATTATTTTAATACTGATGGTATAATTTTTCTAAATGATAATTTTAATCTATCGGATATATCAGTTAATCTGTTTCAATCAAAATTAACTGCAATAATGGATAATTTTTATAAAGTTAGAAAGATGAGAGGATCTGATGATTATCTGGTGGATAGGATCAAAGAAGTAATATGAAAATTGTATCATATTCATTATTTGGAGAAAGACCAAGATATACAATAAACGCATTAATAAATGCAGATTTATGTGCTGAATATTATCCAGATTGGAAATGTAGAATATATTATGATATTTCAGCACCGATTAAGATAATTCAAGAACTTTCAAAAAAACAAAATGTAGAACTTATAAAGGAAACTGGAATAGGACATGCCAGAAGGATGTGGAGATTTTTGGCATATGATGATTGTGATGTTTTCATATCAAGAGATATTGATAGTTATATAACAAAAAGAGAAGTATCTGCTGTTTCTGAATGGCTGAATAGTGAAAAAAATCTTCATATAATGAGAGATCATCCACATCATAAGAATAAAATTCAAGCAGGTATGTTTGGTCTTAGAAAAAATGATAAAATAAAACATATGAGAAGCATCTATAATAATTTTATAGTAACCAGTAATATACATTTAAGTATGGATGAAAAATTTTTAACAGATAGAATTTATGATATGTTTACTGGTGATATGGTTGTACATGATGATAAAAATATACATTCCGATAAAACAAATGACTGGAAGGAATCTATACTATATAATGATGAATATGGACAATTTGTTGGAAGAGCACAATATCCAGCATCAATTCATAAAGAATTGTTTGAAAAATATGAAAGAGAAATGAGATGAAGGTTGATTATGTCGTAATGAGTTCTACATGTGATCCATTTTATTTGGATTTTTGGCCAATTGTATCCAAAATATGGAAAATAAAATTTAATTATACTCCAGTTTTGTTTCTTGTTCATAGTGATAAAAATATAAAAGTAAGTGAAGAACATGGTAAAGTTATATACTTTGATCCATTACCAGATGTGCCACACCATATACAGGCTCAATGTTCTAGATACTGGCTCCCAATAACAGATTTAGAAGCAACATGGATGACATCTGATATTGATATGTTCCCAATATCAAAAAAATATTTTATAGATAATTTACAATCTATTCCCGATGATAAATTTGTAAATATGAATGCTCGTGGGGTTGGTATATTTCCCTGTTGTTATAATGTAGCAAAGGGAAAAACATACAAACAAGTTTTAGATTTACCAGAAACTTACGAAGAATATTTAAAACAAACAGATTGGCAAAATTTCAGAAAAGAACATTCTCATACCCCACAAAATAGTGGTTTTGAATTGTATCATTGGGGAATAGATGAATATTATCCTAATAGGAAAATGGAAAACTATCCCAATAGAGATGTATTTGTTTTGACTGGCAGGAACGGATCACCTGCTAGAGATAGATGTCCATTGAGAGTTGATAGACAGCATTATCATGCATGGAACGAAAATGGTGTAAGGAATGAGCATTACTTAGATGCACATAGTTTACGACCTTATAGCGAACATAAAGATCAAATAAATAGACTTGTATCACTAATTATGAAGGAAATTTAATAATGATAACTATAAATGGATTTGGTAGAGCAGGAAGACTCGGTAATCAAATATTTCAATACGCTTTATTATTTTATTTAAACAAAACAAAAGGATATGACATACATTTACCATTAGATGTTGATTGTCAGTTTTGGAAGTGTTTTGATTTACAAAATGTAAACATATATCAATATGCAAGACAGGGTGGATATAAAATATTTCATGAAAAATTTGGTTCTTGTAATTTTGATGATATTGTTTTGCAACAATCCGATAATACAATTTTTGATGGTTATTATCAATCATATATGTATTTTGATAGTTTAAAGAATGAACTGATACAATCATTAAAGTTTAAACAGCATATAATTGATGAAGGTAATCAAGAATTATTAAAATATAAAAATAAAAAAACAGTAAGTCTTCATATAAGAAGAACAGATTATTTGGATTATGTTGATAGATGGGGTGATTTATTCTCCGATGGATTCTATACAGAAGCCACTAATAGTATAAATGATGAAACAGAAAATGTTTTAATTTTTACAGATGATAATGATTTTGCTAGACAACATTTTATAAAACCAAATTATTATATAATAGATAAAAATGAATATGTTTCTCTTTATATGATGACACAATGTGATATACATATAATGTCAAACAGTTCTTTTGCATGGTGGGGTGCATATTTAAGTGGTAAGGATAATGTTATTTGTCCTAGACCTTGGTGGAATAAAAACATGCCAGCACCAAATCATGAACAGAAAAATATAACAAAACCAGAGTGGCAACATATAAACAGTTTTCATTTTAAAGGAAGATAATATGCTAATAGATTTAACAATGATATGCAATAAGTATGGGTTTAGACCAAAGGGTGTAATACATGGTGGTGCTCACATGTGTGAAGAGAAAAGAGATTATGATCGCTTAGGAATTCCAAATGTAATTTGGATAGAGGGAAATCCAGAATTATTTGAAAAAATGAAACAACTCCCTTCTGTAAGAGGGGATGTTTTATTGAATGAATTATTATGGGAAAATTCTGATCAAGAATTAGAATTTAATATAACAAATAATGGTCAGTCTTCCTCTATATTAGAACTGGGTAAACATTTACAATATCATCCAGATGTTTATAATATAAAAACAATAAAGAAAAAGACTAAAACAATGGATGATATTTTTACAGAAAATAAATTAGATATAGAAAAATATGATTTCATAAACCTTGATCTTCAGGGAGTAGAGTTACATGCACTAAAGGGATTTAAAAATAACTTAGATAAAATTAAATACATTTATACCGAGGTCAATACTGGAGAAGTATATAAACAATGCTCAAAAATGGATGAACTAGATTCATTCTTAAAGGGATATGGTTTTGAAAGAGTAGAAACAGATATAACAAGAGCAGAATGGGGAGATGCTTTTTATATTAAAAGATAAATTATATGCCTCTAATATCTAACTTTTCTAATAGAAACAGTTGTGTAGATGATCCTGTATATAATATGGGCTTTGATCATTATGAAAATTATTTTAATAATTTTTATTTTATAATAGGAGATGTTTATCCTATTTTAAATAATATTGAATATAATAAACCAAAAATTATTTTAACTCTAGAAGAACCAAATTTTTGTAGAAAAGATTTAATACATTCATCTGTATTGGAAAATGAAGATAAAGTTTTAACTATATGTCCATACACTTCGGAATCTCTATTAAATAGACAATTTGTTTTTTTTCCTTTTTTTGAAAAAAATATCCCACAAAAAACAACAAAAATTTATGATGTAATTTATTCTGGATCATCTAATAAACAATTTGTATCATCATTAATAGATGAAATATTACCATACAATTATATTTTTATTAATTTTGATAATGATCCCAGAGCAAATAGACCTAAAGTTTCTTACTTGGAAAAAATAAATTTATACGCTCAATCAAAAGTAACAATATGTCATAATCTATTATGGCCAGATTTAGTTGATATTCCGCATTATAAAAAATTTAAAAATTCAAAAAATAATAGAGCTTTTGATAAATTGTATCAAGACAATCCAATTTGCGAAATGCCGCAAATAAAATCTAGAGTATTTGAAGCAGCATTCAGTCATTCTATAATACTGTGTGCATATGATGATTGGAATGTTATAGAACATTTTTTTGAACCAGATAAAGAATTTATTTATTTTAGAGATCAAAAAGATTTAAAAGAAAAACTATATCAAATTATTAATAATTATGAAAAATATGAATTTATAGCAAATAATGCATTTGAAAAGGCTATAAATAATTACACAACTAAACATTTTGTACAAAAATTTTTAACATGAAAAAAATTATAGTAACGACAACAATACAATCTCCCACTAAAGCAACAAAACTTTTTTCAGAAAAAGAAAACTGGGAATTGCTAGTTGTTGGTGACTTAAAAACCCCACACGAAGAATATAAAAAAATAAATTGTACATATTTGCATCCAGAATATCAAGATAAAAAATATGAAAAAATAAGCAATTTACTTGGTTGGAATACTATTCAGCGAAGAAATATTGGATTTATAGAAGCCTTCAATCTAGGTGCGGATATAATAGCAACTGTAGATGATGATAATATTCCATACGATTCTTGGGGAAATAATTTATTATTAAAAAAACAAATAGAAGTTGATTTATATGAACCTGTTAAATCTGATTATTTTGATCCCCTTAGTGTTACTAATAGAAATGATTTATGGCATAGAGGATATCCAATAGAACATTTACAAATTAAAAATAATGTAGAATATAAAGGAAAAATTAAAAAACAATTTTATGTTCAAGCAGATTTATGGGATGGAGATCCCGATATAGATGCTATTTGTAGATTAGCAAATAGACCTTGTGTTAAATTTGATGATATCAAACCGTTTACTTCTAATAAATTATCTCCATTTAATAGTCAAAATACTTTTTTGGATAGAGATATAATACCATATTATATGGTTCTTCCACATGTTGGTAGAATGGATGATATATGGGGCGGATATTTACTTGAAAAGAAATTTGGTTCTTGTGTTGTGTATAATAAAGCAACAGTTTATCAAGAACGAAATCCGCAAGATCTTATAAAAAATCTTGAAAATGAAATAATAGGTTATAAAAATACTTTAAATTTATTAAAAAATATATATAAATTAGATGAAAAAATATTAGAAATATATGATACATATAAATCATATTTTAATAAAGGATAAAATAAATGAAAAAATTAGCATTTGATATTGGAGCAAACAATGGGGATTTTGCTGATACTATTATAAATGAATTTGAAACAGTTATATGTTTTGAACCAATACCATATTTAATTGATGGTAAACTTGCAGAAAAGTCTAAGAAAAATAAAAATATGAAAGTAGATTCTAGGGCAATTTCTGACAAAACTGGAATAACTAAAATGTTAATTTGTCCAGATTCATATGCTATTTCGACATTAGAAAAATCTTGGGCATATTCATCTAGATTTTCCGATCATCATTCATTTACAGAATCTATAGAGGTACACACAATTACTTTAGAAGAAGCAATTAAAAACTATGGTATTCCTGATTATATAAAAATAGATATTGAAGGACATGAACCAAAAGTATTAAATGCTTTTAATAGTATGTTGGACAATACTGTTTTTTGTTTTGAATCGACCGAAGAATATAAAAATGAATTAATAGAAACAATAAATCATCTTGATCTTATCGGTTATAAGAAATTTTATATTTCTTGGAAAGATAAATATTTAAAAGAAGAAGAAATTAAATGGCAGGATAAAAATTCATTCCTAGATTTTAATTCTTTTATTCCACAAAGAAAACAATTATGGGGCATGATATATTTTAGGAAATAAAAATATGAAAAGTAGATTAGAATTAGTATCATTATTAAAAGAATTGAAACTACCATTAATAGTTGCAGAAGTTGGGGTTGCTGAAGGCAGATTCAGTTTAGATTTTTTAAAAGCTGGTGTGGAAAAGCTCTATTTAATAGATGCATGGGAAACACTGAATCAAAAAGGTGATGGTGGTTTTGGTAAAGAATGGCATGATGATAATTATAATGGTATGCTTTCTAGAATAGATCCTTTTAAAAGAAAGGTTAATATTTTAAGGGGACTATCATATGAGATGTCAGAAGAAATAAAGGATAACGAATTGTCAATGGTATATATTGATGCGGATCATTCATATGATGGTGTTAAAAGAGATTTAAATGCTTTTTATTCTAAAGTTAAAAGTGGTGGTATAATTGCAGGTCATGATTATACAAACTCAGATTATGGTGTATTCCAAGCAGTCGCTGAATTCTGTAAAGAAAAAAATTATACACCAATATTAATACCAGAAAATGGAAATGATTCTAGTTTTTATTTTATAAAAAGGTAACAAAATGAAATTTACATTAGCAATAACAACAATGAATAGATTCTCTGTACTAAAAGAAACATTACCGTTTCATTCATCTATACCAGAAATAGATGAAATTGTCATAAATGATGACGGAAATGGTGACTATGAACAAATAAAAAATTTAAATATACCAAAGGTAAAATGTTTTAAAAATGAAAAAAATTTAGGTGTATTTAGAAATAAAATGAAAACCTTATCATTAGCATCAAATGATTGGATAATACTCTTAGATAGTGATAATAAATTAGATCAAAAATATATAGATTCTATTAAAAATATAAATTTAGATGAAAATGTTGTATATTGTCCAACTTTTGCAATGCCAGAATTAAATTATGAAATTTTAAATAATACATATGTGACAAAAAATGATTTTCTTTCTTTGCTATCAAGAAGAGTTTATGATGCCGCATTCAATACATGTAATTTTTTAATATCAAAAAAGGTTGCAAATTCCTTACTAAAAGAATCTGAAGATTATATATCAAAATATAATTACATTCCAAATGCACACGATAGTGTCGCTATTAACTATTTAATACTTAAAAACAATTTCAAACTATATTTTTTAAAGGATATGCATTACTATCATGATTGTAGTTTTAATGCAAATTATAATCAAACTGTAAAAATATCAAAACCTTTTAATGAAGTAGTAAAAACATTCGAGTTTTAAACCATGAACATATTTACAAAAGAAAACTTATATGCTTCTTATATCAATCTAGATCATAGAACCGATAGGAATGAGCATATGAAACAACAATTAGATAAAGCAGGGATAAACGCTTCTAGAACTAAAGGAATGCTACCAAATGAATATTCTGGTTCTGAACACAAAGTTTCAGTTATGAGAAAAAGAACACCTGGAGCAATAGGTTGTCATTATTCTCAGGTAAAGGTTATGGAGGATGCATTGAAGCAAAATAAACATGCTCTTGTTATGGAAGATGATTTAGTTTTTTGCAGTGATATACAAAAAAGATTTGAACATATTGAAAATTTTTTAAATAAAAATGAATGGGATGTTTTTTGGTTAGGAGGAACTTACCATCTAAATCCAACATGGCATTCATTAACTCATAATAGAGAATTGCCACAGTGTAAATGTAAATTAGGAAGAGACTGGGAAAATACCTCTGATTCTAAAATAGTAAGAACATATGGATGTTGGTCAACTTATGCATATGTTGTGAATAAAAATTCATTAGAAAAGGTATTAAGAATGTTGGATGAAAATGTTCATATGAGTATGGGCATTGATTGGTTGTTTATATTACTTCAACCAAATTTAAAAACATATGCATTTAATCCTGGATGCGTAAAACAAATAGATAATAAAAGCGATATAGGTGATTGGACTCAATTTAGTGCATTTTCAAATCTGGGTGCTCATTGGTGGGCAGATACTATAGAATGGTGAAATATGTCCATAATACTTTATCATAGAAAAACAGAAATACCAAATCATTTAAATGATTGTATAGCAAAAATTAGACAATATTCAAAATTACCAATATATCTAATAACAGATTCTGCTTACTCAAATTCTGATATTGAAGTAATAGATTCTAAAAAATATCAAGACTTAAATTGGTTGGATGAATTTTACGCTGGTACATATTATAGAAATGATAAAGAGTATCATATGTGGAAAGAATCTTCATATAGATTCTTTTTTATTCATAAATTAATGGAAGAAAAAAATTTATCGAATATTTTAACTTTTGATAATGATGTTCTTATATATGAAAATCCAGAAAAAATTATAGAATTGATTAGTCAACGATACAATGGATTTGCAATAACACCACAATGTGATTATGAAGTAGTAATGGGTATGTGTTTTATAAAAACACCAAATGATGCAGCAAATGTATCTAATTTCTTTTCAAATGAATATAAAATACCACAAGAAGAACTTAAAGCAAAATATAAAGGATATCCTACTGAAATGAGAATATTGGCAAAATATAATGAAGCACAGTATTTGCCAATATTACCAAATACAATTTGTAGTGATAGATATTCAAATAATTTTAATCACTTCAATTCAATATTCGATCCAGCAGGGTATGGAATGTATATTGGTGGGTTATCTCCTTTGAATGTTACAGAACCAACACCAGGATGGTTTCATGACTATCAGGAGATAGGAAAACATCTAAAAGCAAATAGAATAAGAGTTATATTTGAAGATAGAAATCCATATTTAATTCTAAATGGAACTAAAATAAAAATAAATAATTTACATATACATTCAAAACAAACATACAAATACATGTGAGGTTATTATGATTCCATATGAAGAATATATTTGGGGTGATAAATTTAAAAGTTTTTTTAGTAATATCAGTAATGTTAGTTTTTCTAACTTTCCTAATTTAAGTCATATAAGAACAACTCTGTCAAAAACTGCAAAAGTTATTATAACTCATAATGGCGATGAACCAGTTACATGCGAATTGGTTAATGAATATCCAAATAGTCAATATTGGTTTGGACAAAATATAATGTGTCAGAATCCAAAGGTTATACCTTTGCCCATAGGATTAGAAAATGATTATATAACAGGTCAACCAGAGAGAAAACATATACTAGAAGATAAATCCAAAACAGATATAACACCAACTAGATTAGCATATTTAAATTGTAGTGTAAGTACTCATAGGTCAGATAGACAACCAGCATTTAATTATTTTAAGAGTCAGCATTGGTGTGATGTTAGAGTTCCATATGGTAATTATTATGGGTTCTGTGATGACATATTGAATCACCATTTCTCAATTTCACCGAGGGGGAATGGTTTAGATTGCCATAGAAGTTGGGAAATACTTTATTTAAATCGTTATCCTATTATGAAAAAATATCATGGATTACAAAAATTATTTGAAGATTTGCCAGTTGTCTTTGTAAATGATTGGTCAGAAGTAACAGAAGAATTTTTAAACAAAGAACTTGAAAAGATACAGAATACCCAGTATAATCTGGATAAACTTAAGTTTTCATACTGGAAAAAATTAATAGAGGAATCATTATGATAATTGAAAACAGTGAATTAAATCTTCAGCAAGAAATTGAAAAAAGAGTTCTTAGGACTGGAGATTCTTATATTGATGCTATTCTTTATATTTGTGATAATCATTCACTTGATCCGGAATATATTGCAAAGCATCTACCAAAACCAATTATTGAAAAGTTAAAGGAAGAGGGTGAATCATTAAATTTATTACCCAAATCTTCTAGATTACCAATTTAAATTAAAGGATAATAAAAATGAAATATATTTTAAAACAAGATAGTAATCCGTATTTCACACATCAACCAGTTTTACATACACTACTTTCAAAAACAAATGGTTCAATTTTAGAACTAGGTTGTGGTGAGGGAAGTACAGAACTTATACATAAGTTTTCAGAAAAATATAATAGAAAAGTAGTAAGTATAGAATCTGATAAACAATGGGCACAGCGATACATTGAAAAGTATACTACAAATAATCATGAATTTATCGTAGTGGAGCATTCTATAGATTCTTGGAATAAGATAACGGATACTATGAGTAATCAACATTGGGATTTAATTTTTATTGATCAGGGAATATGGGAACCAAGAGCATATTCATTTAAAAAATTAAAAGATAAAGCAAATTATATGATTCTTCATGATTGTGATTTTTTCCCAGAAAATAATATGCTAGGACAATCTATCGAAAAATATATTGATAAAAATAATAGGGGTAAGAGAAATTGGGACAATGAAATAAAATATTCAAAAGAATATT